ATATATGACTGGGAGAAAGGATATTTATGCGGCACACATCCATGGCCTGCCAGACAGTACATGGAGACAGAACAGCAGGGCTGGAAAGAAGTTTACGACATTGATAAGACCATAGTTGAAAATGCGGCACAGCATTTCGATGGAGCCAGAGATTTTTTAAAAGCTATCAAATAGCCGGTTGCAGCCGGAGGCCATTGCCCTTCAGAAATGGAGGACAAAATGAAGGTTATTAAAAAGAGACTGGATGATCTTAAACATCCAGAGAAAAATGTCAGAATTCATTCTGAACAGCAGATCAGGGAACTGAAACGCTCCCTTGAGAAGTTTGGACAGACCAGAGCCCTTGTTGTGGATGAAAATAATGTGATTCTGATCGGGAATGGCTTATATGAGGCTATGGTGAGCCTTGGTTATCAGGAGGCATCCGTATATGTAAAAACGGAACTTTCTGAAAATGATAAAAAGAAGCTTATGATAGCCGACAATAAGACTTATGCTCTTGGAATTGATAATCTGGATACACTGAATGAGTTTCTTGAGGAATTGCAGGGCGATCTGGACATTCCGGGATACGATGAAGAAATATTACAGCAGATGGTCGCGGATGCAGACGAAGTAACTGAGAAAATCTCTGAATATGGAGCATTGGACGAATCAGAGATCCAGAAGATAAAGGAAGCCAATGAGAAACGGGAGCAGAAAGCGGCAGCAGCGGAAATATCTGACAATAATTCAGAGAACAGTTCGGAAAATCCGAACACTTCAGACAACCAATCGTCGGAAAGACAGAATACCACTGAAACAGAACCGGAAATAACAGAAACCCGGAAGTTTGTTATCTGCCCGAACTGCGGTGAAAAGATATGGCTGTAAAACGTTGTGAAGCCAATATCGATGTTGTGAAAGCTGCAGAGATCCGGATAAAAAACGTGTTCGGAAACGGGCTACCAGTGTTCTTTTCTTTCAGTGGGGGAAAGGACAGCTTATGTGTGGCGCAGCTGATGGTCAATCTGGCCAATCGAGGTGAGATTGACATGAAACAACTTACAGTGCAGTTTATAGATGAAGAAGCAATCTTTCCTTGCATGGAGGATATGACAAAGAAGTGGCGGCGCATCTTCATGATGATGGGAGCAAAGTTTGAATGGTATTGCGTAGAAGTAAAACATTTTAACTGCTTCAATGAACTGTCAAATGATGAAACATTTATCTGCTGGGATTCCGCAAAACAAGACGTATGGGTAAGACAGCCGCCTTCCTTTGCGATAAGGAACCATAAACTGTTACGTCCAAGGATTGATGCTTATCAGGATTTCCTGCCAAGGACAACCGTATCAGGAATTACAATGGTCGGTATCCGTACAGCGGAATCTGTACAGAGGCTTCAGAATATTGCGTCTATGACAAAAGCAGGAAACAAAATGACTGCAAAGAAGCAGGTATTTCCCATTTATGATTGGACGGACAATGATGTCTGGCTCTTCCTTCTGAGAAATCATGTAGATATCCCGGAGATATATTTGTTCCTCTGGCAGTCAGGATCCAGTAAAAGGCAGATGCGAGTATCCCAGTTCTTTTCTGTTGATACAGCAAGAAGCCTTGTGAAGATGAATGAGTATTATCCAGATCTTATGGAACGGATCATCAGAAGAGAACCGAACGCTTATCTGGCTGCCCTGTATTGGGACAGCGAGATGTTCGGCAGAAGTTCCAGAAAAAGGAAAGAGGCGGAAGAGGGACAGGAGCAGAGAGATTATCGGCAGGAGCTGATACATCTTTTTAATCACATGGACGTTTTTTTCGACACTCCGCATAAAAGGCATGTGGCAGAACGATACCGCAATTTCTTTATGGCGGTATCAGCAATAGCTACATCGGCCGATTGCAAGCACATATACGAAGGACTGATATCCGGAGATCCCAAAATGAGGGCATTCCGGGCACTGTACCAGAGAGTATATGGACGTTATATCAACGATGCGAAGAAAGGAGAACACCATGGACAATAAGCTGTCAGCACCATCTAGGACCATGCATTGGGTAGATAGGAATAAGATCAAACCAAATGATTACAACCCGAACAAAGTTTCGAGACAAAATCTGGAACTGCTCACACAGTCTATCTTTACAAACGGATGGACGCTGCCAATTGTGGTAAGACCAGACGGTACTATTATTGATGGATTCCACAGATGGACGGTTGCAGGACCTGACTGGAAGTACGTTCCTC